GCTTTGACCATACGGGTTGGCCCAGGCTAACAAGCTGCGTGTGCAACCGGTGCGCCGCGCTTTCCTTCGTTTCGGCTGGTGCCCGGAACCTATCTAAAAAACCCATCAAAGCGCCCTTATTCTCGGCGCGGACCTCGCCGTCAGAATGTCCGTTATCGCGTCCATGGTCGGATCTACCTGGTCATCGTGCTTGCCGTTGGGAAACACTGAGAACTCGCCTAGATAGTCCGATAGCCAAGACGCCTTGCGTGGTAATAGCACATTCCCGCTTTCTGCAAAAGGGGCGGCGTCATACGCGCGTGTCACCTTGTCCCTGTCACGCTGGATTGGCAGGATCGGTATGCCCTCACGCTTGAGCGTCTGGATAAGCCCCGTTCCGCTCACCTTGTCCTCGATTTTCATGTATCGCAGCGGGGCGCGCGCATCGATTGACTTGTGCTTGTTCCAAAACGCGCGAGCATTGCTCTGAAGCTCTGGCGCTTCCCACTTGCCTCGTATCTGGTCGAGCATGACTGCCTGCCCTGCTCTTGACGCACCCCAGCATTGAAGCACCGAATAATCGTTCGCCTCTTTGGTCTTTTGCGCCGTGTCGCCATATATCGCGCGCCATTCCAGCGCAGGGGCAACATCATAGAACCCCCACCACTCGTCCTTGAATATACCGCCGCCTACTGGCGAGGGGCGCTGCATATACTGGCCCGCAAAGACGTATGAGTTAGCGCGTTCCATGCGGCGCAGGTCATCCATGGGGAATTGCTCAGGCCAGAACGACTCCTCGCCCGTGGTTATCGCCGGGATGCACAGGTGATCCCATTCCTCGCCGTTGCCGCCGCCCAAAAGGAAGCCGCTTAGGTCGTCCTCATGAAGGCGCTGCATAATGACAATTATAGGCGTGTCGCGGGTGTTAAGGCGGCTCTCCATAGTCGTCATAAACCAATCAAGCACGTTCTGCCGCATGGTCTCGCTGTTGCCCTCGCCTGCCTTGTGCGGGTCGTCAATTATGACCGCGCCGCCGAAGCTGTCGCGCATCTTGCCCGCGCCGTATCCGGTTATTGTTCCCTCAGAGCCTGCCGCGTAGACGATGCCGCCCGCGTTTGTGCGAAACTCGTCTTTCGCGTTGCTGTCGTGGCGAAAGTCTGCCCCGCCGAATATCTCTGCAAAGGCTTCGTTCTGCATAATAGCGCGCGCTTCATACGTGTTTGTCGTGGCAAGGCGCTTTGAATAGCTTGCATGGATAAACTCAGCGTCTGGAAAGTTGCCCATGCACCATGCGACAAAGTTCTTAACCGCAAGCTCTGTCTTGCCGGACCTTGGCGGGATGTTAATCACAAGCCGCTTCGTCCGGCCCAACACAACGCGCTCTAGGGCATTGGCTACAGCTATGTGATGGGGCGCGACCTTAAACTCTGCGCCCCGCCGTGCGTTGAACATATGCTTGGTAAACGCTAGAATGTCTGTGCGCAGTTCGGCAATGCGATCAGGGTTCAGCATGTTTGCGGGCCAATGCGGCAAGCACTGCGTCACCCGATTCCTTGGGCGACATGCTGCCGTCACTAGACGTGTTGTCGACTGTCTGCTTGGGCGTGCCAAGACCGCGGTTTTCAGAGTCCGCTAACAGCTTCAGCATGGCCGCTTCGATTAGCTCCATGGTCTTGTTGCCGCCTGCCTCACTGGCATCAATAACCGCGTCCAGCAATCGGCCCCGGATGCGCGTTGCTTTTTCAGCGTTGGCAATTTCCATTTTGCGCTGGGCGGAGGTCTTGCCTTGGGGGTTCGGGTTGCTGCCAACCACAAATTGGCTATGCTTTGGGGGCCGCTTGTACCCTACTTCGCTGTTCCCATCTTTAGGGACTGGTGGCTTGTCTGTCATGTCGGCCAATATAGGCCCCTTTTCGTGCGTTGCATAGCCCTACCCATCCACCGCTTCATTTAGCGCCATGATGGCCACGTCGTAGAATTGCTCGTCATCGATGTGCGCCGCGTCTTCCTGCATACGTTGCCGCATCCAGTCCACTAGGTCTGCCTGTAGTGTGGCGCGGGCTTGGGCGCTGCGTTCGGCTTTAGTCATGCGTCAGACACGGGGCGAATAAAAATGCAACAACGCAATCATCAAGCACCTCCATCGCCCAAAAAAACCGAGGCTGCGCAGCTTTGGATACGTTATCCAAACTGCGACGAACGGGTTGCGGCGTTTTAACTTCATGTCTCGCCCCTTGGGGTTAGATGCTTAGAATGGTTTGAGTGGGTATGTCTTCACCCAGAGCGCATGGGGTCCAATAGCCAGCCGGCGACTATCCCCCTTGCCTTTTCTACCACTCACTGGGCCTGCTACTTTAGCACTTCCGCGCTCATGAGGTGCATAAACGCTAACGAAACTTTTGCCCACGTGGGTTCTCGTTAACTAGGCCATATCGGCCACTATGCACCACAAGAAAGCGGCTTAGAATGCACTTTGCTCTCCACCTTGGAATCGAACCAAGCAATCAACGGTTAACAGCCGTTTGCCACCACCTTGGGGCCAGTGGAAAGCAAAATGCACCCTCCTTTCCGTCTTTCACGTATTTCATCTACGCGAAGTTTGGAACACACCACATCAAAGCGGCTCTCAATCACTTTGCCCCATTGCGCCCACCGTTGCAAGCCCTTGGGGTTAGCTGCCCGCGCACTCCAAAATGCGCGGGCTTGCCCGTCTCGTGGGCTAATCGACAACCTCATGTCAGGCGAAAGGATAAAACCCAACCGTTGTTGCGGGTGTATGTGCTGATATCGGGGGAAACTATAAAACCCCAAGAGGCACGCGACCGCCCGCTGCGCTAGGTTATGCTAGACCGCAGCGCCCTCGATGTCTACTGCGGCTTGGGGCGGCGGCGGTAGGGGCATCCAGTGGGACGATGGTCTTGATGTTAACATATAGTAATCAATCGCAATGCGCGCGGGCAAACTCAAACGGCGCTTTATTTCAGGCTGATACAGCAATACCCGCTTGACCTTGGGCGCGGTCTCAATCGGTTGCCAAGTCATGTCGGCACCTTCCGCCACTGGTCAATCCATCCTGCGCCTTGGTTTCCTGCACATCCGTCAGTCTTCACCTTGACGCCTTCAGGTCGCAGGTTGTCGGCGGTATTGCACCCTGTCACCTCAACCCAAAACTGTTCGTCTTTTTTTGTGACCATAATCCGGTCGCCAACGCTTAGACCCAGCGCGCGCAGGCCTGCCCCGACAAGTTGCTTGTTTAGCTGCACGGTTTGGGCCCGTCGCCGCTGAAGCTGTGCCCGGATCTCGTTCACTTCGTCCATATTCATGCCTCGTCCTCCTGCACAAAGCGCACGGCCTTGCCTTTAGTCCCTACGAGCACCGCGCTGCAATGCTCTTTTGTGGCGTGGGCGCGGGTGCTCTTCCCGCCGTCCGGAAACTGCCACACCCAAACCTCGGCCTTCGCCTCCACTAGGTCGAGGTTTGGGTGTTGGGTGCGCGGCGTAATGGAATACCCGCTTTCATCCCATCTTTCGGGAAGCCAATCTCCGTCTGATCCAGCTCTCAAGACTGATCCATGCACGGGATAATCCCCGCCAGCGTCAACGGCATATATGCGGACCTCTCGCCCGTCGCGGGTGCGGTATTGCTTGCTCATGTCAATCATCGTGTCGTCTCCTGTTGCGGTGTTTGGCGCAGTTGCCAAGTCGGTGAGCCTTCGCCGTTGCTTGCGCGTCGGATGACCTTGCCTCGGATCTCCATGGCCTTGAGCGTGCGGCCTACTTGGGTTTCGGTTGTGTGGTGGCCCATGGCGCGGATCGACACGGCCAACACTCTGGATGAAAATAACGGTCTCGCGACCAACGCCAGTTTAATCTGCCCCTCTAGTTCGCTATCAGTCATCGCCCAGCACCTCCCGAACGTGGACCCACCCAATGGCGACAGCGCTATTCAGCGGCGCTGTGCGCACAAGGCCATGTTGCTCGTTAATCCACCATTCGCGCGGCTTGGTTGGCTCTACGTGTGCCTTGGTTACGCGGTAAGCGCAGACGCGTGACCATTGCCACACCCGCCGCGCGCAAACGCCGTTATTGCCAGAGTCGGTTTGCTCCCATCGCAGGTCAACGATTGATTTGACATGCAACCCCAAAGGCATTGGCCCGCCGTTGTGTGCGTGCCAGTTGCCATCGTTTACGTCCACCTCTAGCGGCGGTATGTTAGTTCTCATCATCGCCCTAACTCCTTTTTAATGATGCTGAAGGGAACGTACTTGCGCAGCCCTGACGCGACCGCGCCCGCGTGCGTGACCGCGTAACCGGCTGTAGTGTTTCTTGGATCAACAGGGCGAAGCGTGCAGGCCAAGCCCCGTGCAACGAGGCCCCGCCAAGTTTCAACGTCCTTCCCACCCGCTGCAAAGTAGTTGCGGTAAGCCCACCTCCTGCGCGGCTTGTATCGGTTATGAGTACCGCCCAAACCCAAAGCATGAGCAATCACGTCATACTCTCTTGGCTCAATCATCGCCCTAACTCCCTTGCGTTTACGTGTTGGAATACCATGATGTCGCCATTCGTCCCGTTTTTTTTGCGGCCTATGGTGCGCGCGGCGTGAAAAAGAATGCTTTGGCGATACAGTAGCGACAGGGCGGCGGCAGCGGCAATGCGTGTTGTTTGCACTGGGTTTGGCTTGGTGTAGCCGTTTGGCGTTGAGATGTTGTTGAGGCTGGTTACAACGTCATCAAGGATACGGGCCCGGTTGTCGCGCATAAGCGCTTCTACGCGTGCGGCGCAGCATGGTTCGGATGTTGTGGATGCGTAGCTCATGTGTTGATTCCTAACCTTTAAGAGCGCTGACGATCAAAACAAGCGCCAGAATAAGCCCGGCGAAAATCAAAACTGGCGACAAAACCCACCACCAAGACCAAGCAATGTATCCTGTGAGTTTCAAGCCAATAAATAAAATTGTCAAAAGCCCCACAAACCCTACTCCACCGCTGCTGTTGTTGTCTGTTTTATTTCCCATATCGTTCATCCTTCGTTTGGTTGGTGGTGGTGGTGGGGTTAAATGCGGTGACCTTTGAACAACTTGCCAGGGTGGTAGCCTGTGCCCTTCTGCATCATCTTTCGCATAAAGCGGGTGTTCCGATGATACTTGCCGCCCCACTTGGTTCCGCGCCGCAACTTCTGTTTCAGTTTTTGGTTCCGGCGGTTCTCGTCAACGACCCGCTTGGGAAGAACGGCCTGATGGGTCGATGAGGTCTGCGGAACATAGGAGGCGGGCGGCATGTTGTGCCCGATCCCCGCCAGCCCCAGCGCCATTGCGCCGGCTATCAGCATTCTTCGCATTTTATCAATCCTCTGTTCCTTCGTTTGGTTGGTGGCGGTGGTGGGCTAGGCTGTATGGTCTGCCTTGAAATACGCATCAGGGCAGGCTTCCAGCACGTCGGCTATCTTTTTAAAAGATACGCCTCGGTCATTTAGAGAGGTAAGGCCCTCACCGCCTGCGTTGCCGCTTCCGGCGGATGTATGCAGCCCCAATGCTGTCACCACATAAGCCGGCGCATTCGCGTAGTCACCGTCGTAACTGCGTGCGTCTCTCCCTTGATGAGGGCCGTCCCTTCTTACCACCACTTTATCACTAATAAACTCTTGAGCTGCTACGCCAAGGCAGCAATGCCCGTCGCAATCGTGCAGTCGGCCCGCCGTCTGCTCGTAGCGACCACTGCGCAGCGCCGCGATCCACTTGGCTTGGTTGGGTGTGAGTTTTTGTGTCATGTCTCTTTTCCTTTGTTTTTTTGGGGGTGGTGGTGGTGGTGGTGCGATTCTGCACCCCCATAGGCGTCCTATTCGTTATTTAATAATTCATGTAATCTTCAAGGTTGCCACCGATGGACAAACAGGCAGATTCTGCAAATTC